GCACCTACGACGACTGGCAGCCGAACCCCACCCCGTCGCACCCCCGCGAAGCCGTCCGCCTCGTGCGGCGCAACGGCCTGCCCTTCGCCTGGTGGCGGCAGGAATGGGTGCCGCCCATGCCCCTCCCTACCTACTCGCCGCCCATCACCCTGGAGGGATTCGCGCAGGATGCCCTCTACGACATGAACGGCGGCTTGATCTACGCCTGTGCTGACTCGAAAGAAGATCCCAAATGGATGTTTGACTACATCGAATCGCTCGCCGCTTCCTGCTGATGGCCAACGCAAACAAAAAAAAGGGCGATCGATTCGAGCTCACGGTGCAGCGGTACCTTTCCGAGCGGATCGACTGCGAGCGCATCCCCGCCGGTGCCACCGTTGACAGGGGCGACTTATGGACCCGTACATGCCTGATCCAATGTAAAAACGTCAAAGGCTATCGCCTTGGCGAATGGATCCGCGAAACGCTCCAGCAGCAGCAGGACGCTCGCAAAGCACTTCATGCCTTGGTGATCAAGCGGACCCGTACCACCGCCCCGGAGGATCAATTCGTCGTCATGACCCTCGGGCAGTTGCGGATGCTGTTGGCGGAGCTGCCGTGACCCTCGCCGCTCCCTTTCCATACTTCGGTGGGAAACGTCGCGCTGCCCCCCGCATCTGGCAGGCACTGGGTGACCCGGCCGGTTATGTCGAGCCGTTCGCAGGATCGGCGGCGGTGTTGCTGGCCCGGCCGGCCTTCACCGGGCGACGGGTTGAGACCCTGAACGATGCTGACGGCTGGCTGGTCAATTGCTGGCGATCGATCCAGCTCAGCCCTGATGCCGTAGCAGCGGCAGCATGGGGCCCCGTGGCAGAGATCGACTATCACGCCCGGTTGGCGTGGCTGCAGGCCCGGCGCACACCGGACCTGGTGGCATGGATGGAAGGCGACCCCGAAGCGCATGACGCGAAGGCGGCCGGCTGGTGGCTGTATGTGCTGGCCTGTGGCATCGGCGATCCGTTCGGGCCGGGCCCATGGCGCGTGGTGGATGGCCACCTCCGCAAGCTGCCACACCTGGGGGATGCAGGGCAGGGCGTGAACCGTGAGCTGCCACACCTGGGGGATGCAGGGCAGGGCCAGCTAGAGGCCTACATGGGGCAGCTTGCTGGTCGTTTGCGTCGCGTGCGGATCACCTGCGGATCATGGGAGCGGGTGGTAAAACCATCGGTCACCCGTAGCGGCACCGGCGGCGATGGCACCCGGGCGGTGTTCCTGGATCCGCCCTACGCCACCTCCGGCGATCTGTACGCGGAATCATCCGAGGGGGTGGCGGCAGCCGTGCGCGAATGGTGCATCACCGCCCCGCGTGAAATGCGGATGATCCTCTGCGGCTACGACACCGAGCATGACGCCCTGGTGGCCGCTGGCTGGTCCGTGACCGAGGGCAAGGCAGGCGGAGGGGCCGGCTACAGCACCAACGGCCTGAACGGCCGCCGCGAGCGGTTGTGGTTGTCGCCGGCTTGCATTGGGTCGCATCAGGCAAGCCTGTTGACCCATGTAAACAACTGCAACAACCCCACCGCAACGGACGCTCAACGCGGCTAGGTTTGCTTCGTCACCCAGACACCCCCACCGTGGCCTTTCACATCCGCATCCGATTCCCTGAGGGTGACATCACCTGGCAGTTACGCGCCACTGACCAAGCCGCTGCCCTTCACGCCGCCCGCGAGCTCATCGGCACCGATGGCACCATCCTCGGCTGGTCGCGCTATCCGCTGCCCCAGTGGTGATCACCTGAACCCATCCCCATCCCATCGCCATCAGCTACCGTGACCATTGAAGAAATCAAGCGATCAAAAGATCAAGCCATTCGCGCAATAGAAATCGCTCTGGACCAGTTTTCATCTGAAACTGGCTTGCTTGCTGATGACATAGACGTGCGTACGCATGTCATCTTTCTCGGGGGTTCTGCCTCTTATCGCTATCAAGTCACAATGAAAGGAATGGTTTAACCAGACCTCCGCACTTCTACCCCACCCCCCCATGGCCCTCACCCCTCACGAAGCGCTCCGCCGCCTTCGCCTCCTCTACCGCAACGCCCATCACATCAGCACTGGCCCCGTCGACGATGTAACGGTGCTCGCCTGGTGTTCACCCGCGATCCTGACGGCATGGGCGACCCATAAAATCCGCTCTGGCGGCTGGTCGTTCGAAGCAACCCAAACCGTTGTGCGTGATGCCAGAAGGCTTGCCCGCCGTGCCATTTTCTGCACCCTGCAGGAAGGCGTGGCCCCAGAACCGCCGATCGCTGCAGGCGCTGATCCGTTCGATCCTCTCCTACCCGTTGACCGGTGACCCGTCGCGTCTTCCCATTTCGCGTCGTGGCATTCCGTCACGGCGCGTTGCCTCAGCTCCTCGACTGCTTAGCACCATCACCCGCCGCCGCCCTGCTGATCGGCCGGCAGGCATTCCCCGGTGCCCTGGTCAGCGCCAGGCCTCACCCCATCACCGTTTGCCCGTTCCTCGCATGAGCTCCACCACCAGAGACGCTCTCCCCGTCACCGAGGCGTCAGCCGTCGCAGGGATGGAGTTGCAACGCGACAACGTTGCCGCCATGCTCAGCAGTCGCCACGCTGCCCTCTTGGCCGCCCACCAGGCAAACCCAAGCCCTGCTCACGAAGCCCTCGTGGTAGAGCTGGCTCTACTGGTGCGGGTGGTGCAGTTGATGCCGTGCGAATTCTTCCGCCCGACCGTGTGACGGAATGTGACGCGGCCATCACCAAGACCGCCACGGATGCTCTACGATATGGGAACCGGAGGGGAGGCCCTCCACAATCCCCAGCTAGACATGACCGTCAACCCTATCGTCTTCGACCGCCCCCGCGCCAAAGCCGTCGTTGCCGGCATCTTTGTCGCACTTGCCTCCGGTGCCTACATCAACCGCGCTTTCGTCATCCGCCGCTTCACTGACGCCGGCTACGTCCTCAGCCTCGCCGAGCGCTACGCCGATGCCCTGATCGCCCGCAACACCGACATCGACCACTTCTCCCGCTGGAGCATCTGGGGCACTAACGGCAACGAAACCTACAGCTTCAACGCCTGACCCCTCCCCCACCGCACCCCGCCCCGGCACCCCCGGGGCTTTTTCATGGCCGCCCTACCATGGCCGCAGCATCCCACTAGGCCATGATCGAGTTCTCCGCCGATACCGTCCAGCTCGATCGCCTCCTTCGCCACGCTGCGGCCATCTCAGGCAACCTGAACGGCATCACCTCTCACGCCCTCAACTCAGCAGTCAAGGGCACTCATGAGGCCATGCGGGCCCAATTGCCAAGCCGCATTGATCGCCCCACTACCTGGACCACGCGAGGCCTACTGCGCCGTTCTTCCACCCCCGCCAACCTGACCGCTGCCGTCGGCTTCAACTACGGCGGTGGTGAGTTCGCGGCCACGTTCGCCGGCAAAGGCGTCGGCACCCCAGCCGGCCGCTACATGGACGTGCAGGCACGCGGCGGCACACGGGTAGCCCGATCGTCTGAGCGGAAGCTGCGAGCCTCAGGCGTCCTCGACCCTGGTCAGTTCATCACACCAACCGGCAAGGGCCCAGGCCGCCTCGATCCACGCTACGGCAACGTCCGCGCCTCCACCTATGTCCAGATGCTCGCTGGCATGCGCTCCGGATCTGGCCCCGGCTTCGACGCCAACACAGCACGAGGTGGCGCCACCTCTGGCCGCTACTGGTTCCCGTTCGCTGCTGGCTATCAAGGCGAGGCCAGGCCGCCCAGCTACTCAGCCATCGCTGTCCGCTCAGGCCGCAAGCCACGCGGCAACACCGGCAAGGGCAGCGGCAACCCAGGTAGGCCCGCTACCTCCATGCTCCCGCGTGGCTTTACGCCCGTCTTCAACATCACCCGAGCGCCCAGCTACTCGGTGCGTTTCCCGCTGAAGAAACTTGCAATGACCGACTTCTCTAATCGCTACCCGATTGCGTTTCGTCGTGCAGTCGAAGCGTCGCTGTCTCGTCGCTGATCGGAAAACTTTCCGGGTCCTCCTGGAGCTTTCGAATATGCGCATTGTTCGAACCCCTCGAAACTCGCAGCGGGAACTGGGAAAATGGGTTCAAACCGGCGTGCCGCAGCAAGGCGACCCCCTCCCCGATGGCGGGGCTTTGAACCGACTTTGAACCGTGGTTCAAAGTGTTCTAGCATGGGCTGACCAGGTTCAAGCGATGGCGGAAGTCACGAAGAGCGAGCTTGCAAGGCGGTTGGGGGTGAGCCCATCTGCGGTCGGGAAGGCAATTCGCCATGGGCGGATTGCTGCTGCGGTGGTGAGGAAGCGGGACGGGCGGGAGCTGCTGGATGAAGAGAAGGCGATCGAGCTGTGGGGGAAGAACACGCTGCAGCAGGCTCCACCAGCTGACGGCAGCGCTTCACGCCAGCCGGCCGCGGCGCCGCACGTACCGGCGCAGGTGAGCGCCAGGCAACTGCGGGCTTACATCAAGGCATTGCCGGAAGATCAGATCCCGGAACTGAACGAGAGCCGAGCAAGGGAGAAGCACTACCAGGCAGAGAAGGCGAAGCTCGAAGCGCTGCGGGGCAGGGGCGAGCTGGTGCCGACAGATGATGTGAAGAAGGAAGCGGCCAGGCTGGCGCGGCAGGTGCGGGATCGAATGTTGATCATCCCGGCGAGGAGCTCGGCGATGCTGGCGACGATGCAGGACCAGGAGCAGGTGCGGCAGCTGCTGCAGGAAGAGATCGAGATGGCGCTGAGAGGATTGGCCGATGCCTGATGGTGCGGCGCTGTATCGGGAAACATTCATCGAAGCGCTTCAACCGCCGCTCGATCTGACGGTGAGTCAGTTCGCGGATGCGGAACGGATCCTGACGCGGCGGTCGTGCTCGGAGCCTGGGCCGTGGCGAACGGATCGGGTTCCGTTCCTGCGGGAACCGATGGACCTGCTGAGCCCACGGGAGAAGCGGATCCGGAGGGTGGTGCTGATTTTCGGAAGCCAGTCGGGAGCGAAGACGGAATGCGGGCTGAACTGGACAGCGCGAAACATTGTGATGGACCCGGCGCCGATGTTGATTATGTTTCCGACAGAGCCGTTTGCAAAGAGGCAGTATCAGCAAAGATTAAAGCCGTTATTTGAGGACACACCAGCTGTTGCAGCGAAGGCGTTGAGCAATAAGTCTAGAAACTCAGCCAATGCGATGTTCCTTAAAGAGTTTCAGGGGGATATGTTGATTTCGATTGTGGGAAGTAATAGCGGAAGTGCGGCGCAGGGGATGCCGGCCCAGTATTTCTGGGCAGATGAAGTGAGTTCGTTCCCGATGGAAATGGATGACAAGGGGGACCCGCTGGAGAATGCAGAGGCGAGACAGACCAACTTCCCGGATCGAAAGACGTTACTCACGAGTACGCCGGGAACGCGCGGCGCCTGTCGGATCACTTGGGAGTATGAGGAACGATCAGACCGGCGGCGATATGCGGCGCTGTTGCCGTGCTGCGAAGCGCGTGAGTTCTTGGAGTGGAAGGACTTTGTTTGGGATACGGCTGATTCGGATGTGTACTGCAAGTGCCCGGCGTGCAATGAGTTGGTGGCGCAGCACCACAAGGGGAGCATGCTGGCGGGCGGGCGATGGGTGGCGACTGGCAAGGGCGATGGGCAGACAGCAGGCTTCCATCTGCCAGGCTGGTATGCGCCCTATGGATGGCTGAGTTGGGAAAGTATCCGCGATGAGTTCTTGCGGGCAAAGACCGATGTCAATCTGCTCAAGGGCTGGGTGAACAAGCGGGCCGCGGAGGCCTGGGAGGATGAAGCGCTGGCGAAAGTAAGCGCTGACGGGTTGATCGTGCGGGCGGGTGAGTACCGAGCGGGGACATGCCCGGCGGGTGTGCTGGTGCTACTGATGAGCGTTGACGTGCAGGACACCTGGCTAGAGGTGGTGGTCAAGGGCTATGGGCGGGGTGATGAAAGCTGGCGAGTGTGGCATCAGAAGATCGAAGGCGACCCGGCGCAGGGTGATGTATGGGACCAAGTGCTCACCATCCTGCGGACCGAGTTCCCGAGGGAGGGAGGCGGCACGATGCGGGTGAAGTTCTGCGCGGTGGACACGGGGGGGCACTACACGGCGGAGGCTTACAACTGGGCGAGGGAGCACACGAAGGAGGGAGTCGTAGCGATCAAGGGATCGAACAAGCGGGACGCGCCGGCATTGAGCAAGGGCAACAGGATCGATGTGACGTTCCGGGGCCGAACGATCGCCAACGGTTTGACGCTTTACATGGTGGGCGGCCATGGGTTGAAGCGGACGGTTTACAGCCGGTTGAAGATTGCGGAGCCAGGACCGGGCTACGTGCATTTCGACGACGAGACGACGGAGGAGTACCTAGCTGGGTTGACGGCGGAGCGGCTGCAACCGCGATACGTGAAAGGTTTCCAGGTGCTGGAGTGGCACTGCCCGTCGGGTGCGAGGAATGAACCGCTGGACCTTGAGGTGTATTGCCTGGCGATGCTGGAGCTGGTGAAGCGGAAGTACAACCGCGCGACGATGTGGGACCAACTGGAGCGGCTGGCGGACGCTCAGGCTCCCCAGCCACAGCGGCCACTACAGCGGCGCCCTAGCCAGTACTGGTAGAATTGAGGCATGAGCTACTCAGCAGGGCAACTGGCGGATCTGCGCGCGGCCATTGCCGAAGGCGCGTTGAAGGTCAGGTTTTCGGACGGCCGAGAAATGACCTACCGCAGCTTGGCGGAGATGCTGGAGATCGAGCGAAGGATGGCCGCCGAGGTTGAGACGGCGCAGGTAAGGCCGGTTCGCCGGATCTATCAGACTTTCCA